GACTGCGACCCATCGACTTGGCTGGACGGCTTGGCATCTCCAAGCAGTTGGTCAACGCCTACATCACCCAAGGGATGCCCATCGACTCCATCGAGTCCGCCGAGTCGTGGGTCATGTCGAGACGGGCGGTGCGGGGTGGAACGCAAGCCGCCGTCACGGGAGACAAGGACTTCAACGAGACAGTTGAGCGTCAGCGGGAACTCAAGGCTCTGGCCCACCGCAAGTACCTCGATGACCTTGCCAACGATTCGCCAGACGCCAGCAAGTCCTACTCGACCTACGACAAGTTGGTCAAGACACTCATCACGATGGAGAAGGAACTCCATGCCCGACAGATCGCCTCCCGTGAGTTCATCCGCACGCAGACGGCCATCGAGCGTTTCGGGAAGATTCTGACGAACCTCCGCAACGAACTGACCCAGTTAGGCACCAAGGTGGCGTCACGGGCGAACCCAGACCACCCTGGGCGTGCGTTGAAAGCCGTTGACGAGGAGATGACCCGTATCCTCTCACGAGTGTCCGAAGCGGTGGCCGAGTCCGAGGAAGAAATCAAGATGCCGCAGACGGACATCGACCCAACGGAGGTTGACAACGCCACGGAAGAAGTCGATGATACCGAAGAATGAGTTACTTCGAACCACCACCCCAAACCAAATACAATGTCCTAAACCTCGGTGCTGGCGTGCAATCGTCATGCCTTGCGTTGATGGCGGCCCGTGGGGAAATTACCCCCATGCCAGACTTCGCCGTGTTTGCCGACACGCAAGCCGAGCCGACCAGCGTTTACAAATGGTTGGATTGGCTTGAGACGCAGTTGCCTTTTCCCGTCATCCGAGTGACCAAGGGTAGCCTTACCGAAAGTGTTTTAAAGATTCGTGTAAAGGAAAAGTGCAAGTATTCAGACAAGCCAATGACCTATCTGCGTTCAAACATCCCTGTATTTGGACTTACTCAACATGGCGAAGTAAAGGCGGCACTTGGACGGGCTTGTACGGCTGACTTTAAGATTGCACCGATCACGAAGGAGATTCGTAGCCGTTGCAAAATCAAACACGGTCAAAAAGAACTTACAGTTACATCATGGATTGGCATCTCCTATGACGAGATGCAACGCATGAAGTTAATGTCTAATCCTTGGCAACAACCTCGCTGGCCATTGGTTGAGAAGCGGATGACTCGGGCACATTGTCTTGAATGGATGAAGAAGAACGGGTATCCAGAACCCCCTCGGTCTGCTTGCTACTATTGCCCATTCCACGATGACGATGAATGGCGTCGATTGAAGGAACAAGACCCAGAGCATTTCCAGAAGGCCGTGGAGTTTGATAGGACATATAGGCGTCTCCAGAATGAGAACCCTGGTGGCTTACGCATCGAAGTGTATCTCCACAAGTCCTGCAAGCCGCTTGATGAAGTTGATTTTACGGACAAGGATGCTGGTCAACTTGGTTTCGATTTCAAATCCGAGTGTGAAGGAATGTGCGGAATGTAATGGACGAGACGGCGGACATCTACGAGTCGCATTTGCGTGCGATGCTGGCCCCAGACCCAGATGGGGACATCGTGGATTGGTTGGAAGCCAATGTGAAGAATATGCCAGGGCCGATGCCTGGAGCGTTTCGTGTTGAGTCAACGCCGTACCTTTCGTTTGTCCTGCGGGCGATGACTGACCCAGAGATACACACCATCGTGGTGTTCGGTGCCGTTCAGATGGGTAAGTCCACCCTGCTTGAACTCTGGTCAGCCTTCATCGCCGCACGCACCCCAGGGCCGACCCTGCTCTTGCAGGATGTGGACTTGAACGCCAAGGATTGGCAGGCCAACCGCCTGCGTCCTATCTGGGAAGCGACCCCTGCGGCAAAGTCGAAGATCAGCAACACCGAGAAGTCCAACTGGCACACGCACCAGTTCCAGCGTTGCACGATGTGGGTGCTGGGTGCTGACAACAAACGAAATCTCCAACGCCGTTCCATCCGCTTCCTGGGCGGGGACGAAGTGTGGTCGTGGAAGAAGGGTCACCTCGGTGAAGCCCAACGCCGCCGCACCGCTTTCACATGGAACGGCAAGTCCGTGTTCATTTCGCAAGGCGGCGTGGAAGGCGATGACATCACGAACCTCTGGAACACCTCCGACCGCCGTGAGTGGATGTTTCGTTGCCTTGCCTGCGACACCCAACAGCCGTACGAGTGGACGCAGTTGATTTACCCAGAGGACGCCAAGGGCGGTGGCGGCTGGGACATCGAGGCCGTCAAGAAGGGCATCAAATACAAGTGCAAGTCGTGCGGCCATATGCACGATGACTCCTTCGCCGTACGCCAAGAGATGAACCTCAAGGCGGCGTATGTGCCCATGAACACTTCGGCACCGAAGGGCATAGTTGGCTTCCATTGGAACTCGCTGTGCGGCCAATGGGGTCTGTCCTGGGGTGACTTGGCAGAGGAGGCTATTAACGCCAAGCGTGCATACGATGAACACGGGGATGAGACGGCTCGCATTGAGTTCAAGCAAAAGCGTCTGGCAGAGTCTTGGGTCGAGAACCCAGACGAGGATGGCGGCGAAATCCTGCCTAGCGGTTACAAGATGTCGGACGAATGGACGGACGAAGCGGCGATGGTCGATGGCAAGATGGTGCCAGCCCCGATCACCGAAGAACACAAGAAGTCCAAGCAGTTCGCTTGGCTACGCTCGCTCAATGTCGATGTGCAACGCAACGGCTACTATGCCATCGTCCGCCGCTGGGCCACGGACGGCAAGAGCCGAGGCAAGGAATGGGCGTTCTTGGCCACCGAGGACGAACTACGGGCTTTCCAACTCAAGCATGATGTATCCAATTTCTTCGTCTTTCTGGACTCGGGTGACGGCCCGAATACTGATGCCGTTTATCGTACTTGTTCAAAATACGGATGGAACGCTACCAAGGGTGCTGGTCAAAACGAGTTCGCATGGCGTGTCCAGACTCCTTACGGCATCAAAGTCGCCTATCGTCCCTACTCTCGCTCAAAGGTAATCCAGGTCGGTGCCCAGTCCTGCAAACTGTTCCTGTATTCCAACTTGGTGTTTAAAGACGCCCTTTCCCGCCTGCGGAGGGCTGGTGCCCACACTTACCCCGAGGACTTTGGGGACGAGTACCGCAAGCAGATGCAGTCGGAACACCGCACCAAGAACAACGCAGGCACCCCCATTTGGCTCCCCATCGGGGATCGAGCCAACCACTTGTGGGACTGCGAGGTGCAGGGTATGCTGTTTGCCATGATGTCCAAAATCATCGGTAAGGGCAAAAACAAGGGGGCAACCGTAGCCGAAGAAAAACCTGCCGTGGAAGCAGAAACCGCTTGACCTTCCTGCCAGGTGGGGCACAGTCCAATCAAGTCTGCGGTTCACTCGGTGGCGTGTCGTGCTGTGGTGGCTCTGGTGATGCAAATGAGTGGGCCGCAGACCCCTTTACATCGGGCTAATTCCAAATGGCTCGAGCAACTGGTATTTTCACTATTTTGTCCGTACAGGACATTGAGGACATTGTTGCCCGAGCAGTTGCCTTGCTCAAGGAAGGCAAAACCATGATGGAATACTCGGATTCGGGTACCTCCGTGGTCAAGGGCTGGCCCATCGACATCACTACGGTTCTTGTCGAGTCTCGTTATGCTTTGCAGATTAAAGACCCCCAGAAGTATGGGGCTGTCGATAGGGTGCGTGTTTATAACGGCCTCAATAATTTCCGTTCGATGTAATGCGTAAGAAACCCACCAAAAAAGATTCGCCCATCAAGGCGTCTAGAGTCCCAAAGATTGCCCCAGGCGTTACGGTCAGCCCAGCCCTAAAGAAGCAGGCGTCCGCTGGGCCTGGCATCTTCAGTAATTTCGAGTCCGCAAAGTTCTCCAACAAGCGTAGTTGGATTTGGTCGTCTTGGCCGCAGGACTTTAAGAAAACCATGACGGTGTTCGACCGCATGGAGACCACCCGCAGGATGCGGTACTTGGAACTAAATGCGGGACTTATCAGACAGGCCATCGGTGACATGGCACTTTATTCGGTCGGTTCGGGCATCAAGGCACAAGCCGAGTCTGGTGATGAAATGTGGGATAACCTTGCCGACATTTATTTCCGTGAATGGGCATCCAAGAACACGGACATTACGGGTCGCTATTCGTTCTTTGAACTTCAGCACATTATCTGCCG